CAGTATTTACCAGGAGCAGTTCGCAGATGCCAGACATAGCATCGTTGAGTTCTTCATCCTTACCTCTCTCAAAAGATGCCCTCTGGCAATAGCTGGTGATGTCCTCTTCATAGACTCCATCGCCATCTAAGTCGAGTAGTACCTGGTAAGTCGCTGCCATTAAGCTGTTCTCCCTACTGTTCGGAGATTGTTTCTTCTGCCCTCTGAGAATATCAATTCGGCGAACTTACGAGCCTCTTCCCTGCTTCCCATAAACGCCTGAGATTGTATTATGATGGTGTCTCCTCCAAGCTTAGGCGGATAACCAGAGTAGACCTCTCCGCCTCTGGCATAAACTGGCTGGAGGCTACCAGGTGCGCCCGGTACTACCCCTCCGTTATCCATTAGCGGAGGTGCGCCTGACGCCCTACCTGATGGGCGGTCTCCGCCCGGTGATGGTGTTACTGTGTTTTTAACGCCTGATATATTTTCTATGAATTCAGGGAGTGATACTGCTATCGCAGCCAGCGATGCCATAGCCACTCCCAGAGCTACCCATCCAACCGGACCCATCGCTGCCAGGGTAGCCATTAGAAGAGCTAGTTTAGCGGTTAGTGCCGGTATTACCTTAGTCCAGATAAACACTACGGATGCCTTCATAGCAGGTATAAATGTAGACTTGATTATGTTGCTGACAAGCATATAGCCTCCGCCTAGTCCTAGAAGCCCTGCTGTTAGAAGCGTTATCTGCGCTGCCATCTTGGTTACTTCCGGATGTTCCTTCATCCAGGTAACGAAGTCTTTAACCGGGTCAAGAACACTTTGAACGGCAGGGAATAAGGCAGTACCGAAAGCTTCCTTGAGGTCTCCGATGTTATTTTCAAGAGTAGCGAATTGCCCTGCCATTGAAGCTCCGAACTCAGTAGCTTGACCTGCGAATAGTTCGTTTAATATCCTCCATTTTTCCTGTTCGGTTTGAGCTTTTTTAATAGCCGGGATATACCGTTCCAACATACCCCAGTTACCACCCATAGCGTACATAATGAGGGTGTTGGCTGATGCCAAGTCTCTGCCTGTGCCTACTGCCACATCCATAGCAAGCGTAAGCATCTTTTGTGCGGATTCTAAATCGCCGGTCATTCGAACCAGCGATGCCAGAGCCGACCTCTGCTCTGTATCGGCAAATGAGGTTGATTGCTGGTTAGCGTCTAGCCACGCTTCAAGGCTCTCTCGGCTATCATCGTAGCTAAGTCCTACATTCTTCATAGCTATAGATAGCCTGATGATTCCCGCTTCCTCATCCGCTGCAGCCTTTACAGCCTTTAACATTCCGGCAGCCAGAAGAGCAGAAGTCGCAACCATCGCTGCTGCTGCTACCTTCCACTTATTAGATAGCCCATCGAGCTTTTTCTCGACCTTATCTACAGTCTGCGATGTCTGGTCTTTACCTATGAATTTAGTAGTTACTTCGTTCTTAGCCATTATTTATTCGCCTTGCTCATCCTCATATTATCCGCAAGAGTATTCATCTTATAGAGTTTGATTATCTTACCGGCATCTGTGTTCTCTAACGCCTTGCTGTAACCAAACATCCTATATATCTCTGCCCTCATTAGTTCATACGGCACGGATGAACCCCCTGTTTGAAACGCCTCTATAATTTGCCGTTCTTGACTTTTGGGACTGTTTCTACTATCGACCTGGCTGTGAGTATTGTTAGATTCAAGAGGTCAAACGGAACTAGGTTAAAGCCCTCTTTGTTACAGGGAATAGGCTCTCCCTTTTCGTCTACAAAGTTCCAGCTTATTAAGAGCATAGCCAGTATGTTATAAAGACTTTCCTTTACTTTAAGAATGTCATTGTTTGGCGTAGATTCGAGTTCGGCTATTGAATCGCAGAAGCTACCGAAGGGGATGTTAGTTCTCATATCAAACTCCCACCCCTCATAAGCTCCATCCAGTTTGACCTTCTCGGTAGTTACAGGTAGTGCCCTCTTCTTATTTTTAACCATTGTCTCCCTCTCTTAACTCTGTAAATTTCTTAAGGATATATCCGAGTATAACGAAAGTCCCGATAAATCCTGCCATAAACAGTAATACCTCCATAGCATCTTACGGATTGCCTTTAGCTAAAAGTACCGAATGTTACTGTTCCGTCTACCTTAAACGATGCCGATAGCTTTACCATATCGCCAGGCGAAGCATCCATCGATAGGTTCTCCAGGAAACAAGTACCGGATATTTTAATATAGGTAGCTGTGCTTCCGTATGGTCCTATTTCGAAATCCCTGGCGGTGGCAAAGTTTCTGATGCTCTGTAGTACCGCCCAGATGCCGGTATTGGCTGTCGGGTCAAAGAGAAAATCGATGTCAAAGGAATTATCCTCCAGTTCATCGCTTGCGTACTTGTGACCTGAGCTACCCATTACTGTTACATCGATGAGCTTGTGACCTGGGAAATTACCTCTAAAGGATGTTATGTAACCTGTGAGTGTCCTCTGGGTATCTCCTGAATCATCGAGTAAGAATACTACATCTTTTCCTGCTTCGAGTGCCATAGCTGTTTACCTCCTTTTTTATAGCCTCTTAAATACGACTGCGAATGTAGCTGAATATGTCGGAGTGCCAGCCCAGGACACTCGGACATATCGTTTAATAGTTCCTGTATCTGATTTCTGCTCTGAGGTGATACCTGTAGCCGTAGAAAATGTAAACAGGTCTGTGGTATCGCCTGAGAAGTTATCGCTTGAGTGCTGTACCTTTACTATGAGGTCGTCATCGCCTCCACAGGCAAAGACCTGTAGATAAGCCTTCGCCCCATCTGTACTCTGCGCCCCCTGGTCGATTACAGTATGGTTGCCGTCTGAGGTCTTAGTAGCCTTCGGGAATAAGAGGACTGCTCCGTCTTCGGCTTTCTCTTCAAACTTAAATGCTCCAGCCAGCGTTACCATATCGGCAACCGGAGACTCAAGGTTATATTTATCAGCCTTGACCTGCCCGGCGATTGCCGGGTCGCCTAAGGTTGTACCCAGTAGAATACATAGTTCGGTCTGAGTTTTCCTGTAGGCATCCAGGCAGGCTCTAAGCCCGGTGGTATCGGAGTGGTTATCATAGAATCCATCAAAGTCGAATGTATCATTCGGCATAAGAGGGAAATAACGATGTCCGTCTTCCCCGAAGCCTGTAATATCCTTCATAGGTCGTGATAGTGGGATAGTAAACTTATTCGACCTACCGCTTATATCATATCCGCCTAAGTATATCCTGGCGTTCTTTCCTGCTAATGTCATTGTAGTTTCACCCCCTAGTAAGCTTCCTGCTTGATTAAGGATATTGGCACGGATATTGCCTGTAGTACCTCAGGAGTCTTAATTATATCCGATAGTGCGATATTGCCCTCAAGGAAATGCTCATAGCCGTAAGAAGATTCCCCTGCCTGTAGCAATTCTACTATAGCCCTGGCGTATCGGTTCAGCCTTAGCCAGCGTGTCTCTTCATCGTCATCAGAAACGAATATGACTATAGATAGATAGTTCTTTACATCAAGATTGACTCCCCTCTGGGTCATAGCTTCCCACTCTTCACCGAAGAGGACAACGCAAGGGGTCTCCGGTACTTGTCTCGGCATCGTGCCAGTGTACCAATGCTTTATCTGTTCTAGCGAGAAATCCTTATATTCAGTATCAAGGGTCGCCAGTTTAGCGTTAAGGTTCGCCTGGAGATAAGTCTTCAAGGCTGTGACTGCGCCCTCTATTAGAGTCAAGCTCATAACAACCCTGCCTTTTTAGCCGAAGCTACGGCGTAACTCTGTGCCATCTTCATCCAGCGTTTCTTATCCGATTCCGTGAGTTCTATTACCGGTCTGCGTGGTAACTTGGTTCTCGGCATAACGGACTGGTGGTAGATGGCGTAAGGTGTCATAGTACCGAGTTCGATATTACTGTTTGTCATCCGTTCAATGTAATCCGATCCAAAACCTGTGAGGGAAGACATCAATCTCCCGGACCTCTGGAGTATCGGTTTGCCTGGATAGTTCTTACTCTTCCACTTAGCATAAGAGAAGCTTAATCGTTCCCAACCGCCACTACCATAAGAGCCTTGAGATTTGAATTGCTTCGCTTCGATGCTCTTAAAGTCCTTCGCTATATCCCTGAGTAGTGGTTTAATGTTCTTGAACGAGCTACCGAATCTCGATAGCTTTCTTTTTAATTGGACTTCACCGCCTACCTCTAGCGTTACTTCTATCATTAGAAATCCTGGTCTTCCCTTCTCATTCTAAACGGAGGGTCAGGGAATTCATCCTTGTCCGCCATATCCGTATAATAGCTTGAAGCGTCTTCTCCGCCGGTGCTTGGTTCGATGGTGTCTGGAATCTTACCATCTGCCAGCATCTTCATATAGCGTTTGAATATATCATAAAGCCATTTGCCGTGACTGGTTGATCCTGCCTCTGTGGTTTCCGGTAACATACCTTGCTCTGATAGTCCGGCTGCTCCATAGGCGTTTATGGCTTTCAAGAAGTTCACCAGGTTAGCAGGCGTGGTAACTGGAACTGTATAATCTTGTGCCTGTAATACTGCGTCTATCTCGATGGCTACTGTATCGATAAGGCTGTTTACCTGGGTAACGCTAGGACTGGAATCGGTATCGTATTTCCTCTTAGGGTTTAATGCCTGGACATCATCTAGTGTACAATAAGCCATAATCTACCCGCTTTCAGCTACAAAGAGTTCGCCCGGCTCTGTGTTGTCTTTATAGCTGGCTTTCGTTAGTTCGAGTTCCCAGAGGTAACGCCCTGCTGTATCAAAGTCGCCGTCTACTATAGTGTAATGGCAAGTTCCTGACGCTGCTACATCCAGAGAACAGGCGGAATTTACCAAGAGGGATTGTCCTGCTTTCCATACCTTTAGGGTAACTGTTAAATCTGTGAGGTCGTGAGCCGTGCCGTCATTATTATAGACTGTGAAGTTAAGGGCTATTCCGTAAGTTCCTTTAGGGATTTTAATTTTATCGCTTATAGCCTTAGCCATAATCGCCCTCCAGTCTAGCTTTCATATCACGATTCGGCAGATACACTTCAAAGGACATCTGCCTTCTCTGTACCATTATATCTCTTTTGCCGAGAAAAGCTGTTATTGCCAAGCTTCTTAGATAAGCTTTACTGTCTCGCTTACTCAGGTAAGCAGAAGCGTTTTTATCTGACATTTCTTACCTTCAATCAAGTCTAAACTAGGCTAATCTGTGAG